ACTCAACAACTGTAGGATCAAAGGTAGTTACTGCCCACTTTTCTAAACCATTAGCTTCATCTTTTAATTTATTATATAATCCCATAGCTTTTCTCATGTCCATAGCAAAGCCATTCTTTTCTTGTTGGTCTATGATAACTCTTACATTATGTTCTAATCTAATTGAACTACGAGAGAAACCTTTACCTTCACTCTGTAATATATTGAATAACTTATGTGTTATATTGACATCTTGTTTACAATACTCCAACATGTCTGGTGTATATACTTCAAATGTTTCTACATCTCCTTTAGGAAATCCTAATCTTTCTCCCCATGCTTTTAAACTATGACCTTCACGTATAGGATTGAATAGCTGTGATAGTACAAGTGTATCTATTATCTGACTAGGTTTTATATCAGTACCTAGCAATCTATTACACACAGGTGCATCAAATGATAAACCATTATGCATAATAAACTGCTTGACACCAAGTGACCAATCTCTAAACCCATGTATCATATCAGGAGGGAAAGGATAAACCCTCCCTGAGTCTACATCTTTAGCCACTATACAATGAACCTTTGTTGCATCCAAGCTATCTGTTTCTATATCAACTATTGCTCTCATCTGTTTTCCAATCATACCAATACTCATTATATAATATCATGGGAGTTCTCTCACCTACCCACACATTTAAGATATTAAACTGAGCATAATCATCTGCTTCTTCCCATGTCATACCATCTCGTTCTCTTAGTATTTTACATATTACACTATATGAATAAACATGTAAAGGTTTTTTTCCATATTGTTCTCCTATACCTATAATAGCATCATCAAAACCATCTATGGTCATAGCTTCAGCATCTAGTCCACACCAGTTACACTCTTCACCATCACCTACTTCCATTTCAGTTTTCTCTACGTTACAATAATGTGTCCACATTGTTTTTATATTCCTCCATTTCTTTATCTACATCTGCATATTCAACTTTAATTTGAAAAGTTTTATCTTTTAAATTTTTATTTAATTTTTTTTGTTGAGGTCCTAAAATTCTATTAATTTTTTTTCCTTTTTGTTTTCCTGTTAATCTTTTTGATTCAGCTTTAGATTCTACTAATCTCACATCACCATTTAGATTTAAGGCAATAAAATCTACAGGACCTTGATTGCATTCATCATAAATATAATATCCTTTTTTAATCCATTTATTCATTAATTTATTTTTTGCTAAATGTCCTTTAGCATGTTTTTCATTAGCTGACATTAGAATGGTATCTCCTCTTCGTTACTATTATCTTCTACTTCGTATGGATTGTCAATCTCTTTCATACGACCAGTCTCTTTATCATAGAAAAGATGTGTAGCTATACCAGTATCACCAGTATATCTATTCTTTAGAATACGTATTGTAGTAGTGTTAGATGCTACATCATCATCTGCTTGTTGATTACGTTCTAATCCTATTACACTATCAGATAGATGTGCAATAGATGCAGAGCCACGTAGATGTGATAGAGTAATCTCTCGACCATTCTCATGTCCTGCATCACCTGCAGGTCTACGTAGATGTGATACTAATAGTAATCCAACACCAGTTTGTTCTACTAATGAACGTAACTTAGTCATTAATACATCAATAGATTTTCTCTCATCTCCTTCTTCCTGACCTGATACAAGTATAGATAAGTGATCAAGAAATATCCATTTACAATCCAATGCTTGTGCCATAAATCTAACTCTTGAAAGTATTTCATCATTAGATATAGAACCAAAGTGATCAAAAGCAAAGAACCTACCACTACCCATAGTATTATCAAACCATGTATCTAATTCTTCTTGGCTATACTTCTTACGTATCTCGTTGATATACAGTCTAGCATTAGCTTCAACAGACATAATATTAAATGCTGTGTTCTTTATGCCTTCTTCTAATGCAAGTATACCTACATTATCATTTGTATTCTTTAACATATGATGCATCAACTCACGCATGATAGAACTTTTACCCATACCTGCACCTGATGTGAATGTAATCAACTCACCTGTACGCATACCATATGTCTTATCATTTAGTTTTTGCCAAGGGTATAAGCATGTCTCACAATACTCTTCTTCAAATAAAGAAGTCTTTAAATCTTTTAGATTGACTATACCTGCAGGAGTATATGGTTGTGCATTCCACCATGCTGTTGAGAACTGATCACGTTTATTCATCTTGAGATATTCATTCGCATCTTTATGTTCCATGTGCATGACCTTGCATTTGTTAGGAGCAAAGAGTTGTGCTACTTTTTCAGCAGCTTCCCTGCCTTGCTTGTCCATATCAAATGATATAACTATCTGGTCAAAGCTATCAAGATATTCAAATGCTTTCTTACAATCACGTAATGCAGAACCTGCACCATTTTTAATAGATACACATGCCCACTTACTACCAAGTAATTCATAAGCAGACATGGCATCTACCTCACCTTCAGTAATAGTAATATACTTTCCCTTTGGTGCAAAGATATTCTGACCAAACAATCCTGCTTCAGTAATGTTACCTTCAGTCCACATGTTCTTTGTTTGTACGTCTCGTACTTTGTTTGCAATATTATTTCCACCTTCATCAAAGTATTTATAGATGTGGTGTGTATTCATATTGCCATTTACTTTTACATCAGTATTATATTTCTGTGCAGTTTCTTTTAGAATACTACGTTCAGTTAATGCACCTAATGTACCCACAGTTTTCATAACACTTTCTGTTCTCATTGGTATTACTTTTTCTACTTCCATGTTCTCTCCAAACCTAGTGTGACAAGAAAAACAAAAGCTATATCCTTCAGAATGGTTTACATTACCATCACTAGAGCCACACTTAGGACATGCTCCTCTGTCTAACCATTGTTTATCCATATCATTAATCCAAATCGTTTAATGTATTATCATACAGTTCTTCAACAAAGTCAAGTTGATCTTGCATTATTTCTTTAGCATCTTTTCTAGCATTATATTTTGCTTCAGCTAAATCATATCCATCATCAAGATAATCACGTACAAGTTCTTTATAAACTCTGTTGAACTCTTTATCCCATAAGTTCTTAGGCATATTAGTCCTCTCTCTTCCATGCTCTTGGATCATCAGACCATACGTGGTCACTCCAATGGTGAGGGTAATAGTCTCCATGCATATCTGGATCAGTAGATTTTTTAGGTGAGATACCATACATATCTTTCATATCATCTAGTAAATCTAAAAGTTTTTCTATTTCCCATGCAGTTATATACTTGATACCTGTCTCTCTGTAACTTTGATTAAAGTCATTACCTGCATTAAATAAATCTAGTAAGTGTTTCTTTTGTGCTTCATCTAAAATCATAGCACCATCTTTCTTTATTGCTTTAGCCATAATAGTTTCCTTTTCTTTTTGATGTTGTTTTAATTCTTTTTGTAACCAGTTAGTAAATTTATTCTCACTCATCTTTATCTTCCTTTATGTGTAAAGCATCTGGATTTTCTACTGGCATTGCCCAACCATCTGCTGTTGTAAACTCTTTCTCCAAACCTAATCTCCTACGTAACTCATCACACTTCTCATTCAATTCTTTTATTCTTATATGTGAATCACGTAATTGTAATTGTAATTCTTTTACATTCTTACGTAGTAATTCTTTCTCTGTCATTCCCATATACCTACTCCATGTGCTACTACTTTATATTTAGTTTTGTTCTTCATATCCTTACCATAGAATAAACTAATCCAATCTCCAGTACGTAGGTAATGACGCATGTCTTTTATGTAACCATCACGCATAGATCTTCTTGCTATAGCACCTGGAATATTCATACGTACCTCTCTATTCATAGACCTAGATACTTCTTGGTTATGTTTAATCCATTTCAGTACAGTATCTACTTGAAATGTAGCACTCTTAGGTAACTTATATAACTCTTTTTTTATTTGTGATTTGTTCATTATATTTCCTTTATTTTTATTAATGTTATTTATTATATACTACATCTATTTTATTTTGTCAAGTCTTTTTTTATTGTACTCTTATTACTGATAGTCCATCATCATCTGACATAGGCTCTATATCTACTCCACTTTTTATATATAATTTTTCTATATAATCTTGTGCATCTATCTCAGATTTAAAGTACATTACATCACCATTAAACTTTGCTAATGGTTCTAATATAATCTCTTTGTCTTCAGATATAAATGCTATTATATAATTATTATTCATGTTCGTACCTTACACTACTTAATTTTATATGTCAAGTG